AGCCGTGGCTTCAGGGGTACCTGCTGATGAGCTTGTGGAATTCAAGTGAAAGCCTATTTCTATAACCCAGCCACATGGTTGGGTTTTTTAATATGTTGTATCATAACTCTATGATATATAATTATAATCTATACTGGCATGAGAAAAGGGATGGTGTGACTCTGGATAGACATAAATATCTTTAATTCTATTAGTGTCATTCATTGAGTGACGTTGATAGTGTTTATATGGATAGCCATCAGTTAATAACAGGTGGCTTTTATTGGACAGGGTAATTTCAATATTCATTTAAGTGAATATCTGAGATTATGAGTTAAAGTTTGATGAATAAAGTTACAAAAAGGGATTATTCAATGACTGATAGTGAAGATAAAGATTCTCCTGTTATCGAAGTTTTAAAATACATGACCATTCCAGGATATTCTTTTTATAAACTATATGATGTTCTATCTAATACTGAAGATAACACAACTGATGAGCTTAAAGAAAATGTAAAAAGAACTGAGTTGGAATCATTAATACTTCAGTCCAGAGCGAAAGTAGAGCAAGAGCTTTCGATTGCTAAGCGTATTATGTATGCTGATGAAGTGGAGATAGAAGAATACTATGATATCAATGGTAAAGGAAATGTAGGGTTAAAATCTGAAGAATCATCTTTCTTTACAATTGGTGCGTCTGGTGAGGGCAGAAAAGTAACAAAAAGAGTAATAAAGTTTAGAGGATTCAGTGAAAAATACATGCAAGAAATAAAATCTGAAATAGATGAACGGAAAGATGAAATTATGGCTCTAACAAAAAGTAAATAATTTCAAAGTACTATAAATGACCCGCATCGTTCGGTGTTTTTCTATTGGAGAAAGCAAACTAATCTAATGATGATAGCTCTGTTTATATTAAGAATAATTATTGACAAGGCTATTATGATCAAAAGGTACTCCCAGCGGGGTACCCTCTCCACGGGGCGACGCGCACGCGGGAAACGGCGCATTTTTCAATTTTTATCGGTCGTCACCACCAGTGTAATTATTTGATAAATATATGTTAAAAAAATAACAGTGATGAATTTGTTTGTTTTTCGTTCATCACTAACTCAAGCTTTTAACTCTCACTTTTATTGTTTTACATCTCATTTCACTGCGCATTCACAGCGCAATCACTAAAACGTCGGATCCAATCACTTTGATATGAGCCTTCGAGGAAGTCAGTTATGGCTGGCGAGCTTCGACGGGCTGATTTTCTATGTGAACGAGGGTTCATTTCAAATGTAGGAAATACGTTATGCAATATCCAAGAGTCAGTATTAATGGTGTATCTGTCCGTGTTGATAGTGAGGGTAGATATAACTTAAATGATCTGCATGCGGCTGCTGTTGCGGATGGTAAAGCAACGGAATCACAAAGACCCGGTGCATTTTTGAAAAGTCGTCAAGTAAAGCGGTTTGTTCAAGCTTTAAGCGATGCAACAAAAAGTGCATCGGTTAAAGTGATTAAAGGTGGACTTAATCAGGGAACTTGGGCTTTAGAGTTAGTTGTTATTCGGTATGCAGCTTGGTTAAAGCCTGAGTTTGAAATTCTTGTCTACAACACGTTTAAAGATGCGACGAGAAAAGGTTTAGATGTTATGTCTAAATTGAACAAGCTAGATCATGTCATTAATGCGGAAACTAAAAACGTCAGTCACTGTGCAAGGACAATGGCTAATTGGGGAGTTGGTGGTAGAAAACAATTACTGCTAATGGCAAGAGAGCGAATTATTGATGAAGCTCAAATCTATCTTCCGGGAGTGGAATAAAACAAATGAAATATGGACAAAGAACTCAAACACTTAAAACTCAATATCAGCCAGATAGCAGCACTTTCTGGCGTCCATCGACAAACTGCTTCCGCCCGTCTTAATCATTTAGAGCCTGTTGCAGGCAATAGCTCAAATCTAAAACTCTACGCACTCACTGATATTTTATCTGAAATGATGAAGGCGCCAGTCCCTGTCGAAAATCAGGAAATGCTACCTCAAGATCGGAAGGCGTGGTATCAGTCTGAGCGGGAGCGTTTGAAGTTTGAACAAGAAGTGGGGGAGCTATTGCCGGCCTCAGACGTTGCACGAGAATATTCAGCACTGGCTAAAGCGATGGTGCAAGTGTTAGAAACTCTACCTGACATATTAGAACGTGATTGCGCGTTAACACCGACAGCTGTATCTCGCGTACAAGGTATTATTGATGATCTCCGCGACCAGATAGCACATCAAGTTTTAAGTGATAACTCGGATGATGAAGAGAGCGGTGAGGATGAATTATGACAGCAACAGTGTCAGCAACCACATTAAGAAAAAATGTAGCTCAACTCATTAAAGCACCGAGGCGAATGCCAGTTGCGGATGCTGTGGCAAAATATATGCGCGTACCTGTGGGAGCGGGTAACTCGGTTCCTTGGGATCCGGCAGTATCCCCTTACATTGTTGAACCTATGAATTGTTTATCGTCACGGCTCTATGATGCAGTGATATTTGTGGGTCCTGCAAGAACAGGAAAGACGGTCGGGTTAATTGATGGCTGGGTGATTTACAATATTGTGTGCGATCCTTCTGATATGTTGCTGGTGCAAATGACGCAAGATAAAGCACAAGAGCACAGTAAAAAACGGCTTTCTCGCACCTTTCGTTGCAGTCCTGAAGTCAGCAAACAACTCAGCCCTCGTCGTAACGATAACAACGTGTTTGATAAATACTTTTTATCGGGCAGTTTTTTAAAAATGGGGTGGCCATCGATTAATGTGATGTCCTCATCTGACTTTAAGTGTGTGGCACTCACCGATTATGACCGTTTCCCCGAAGATATTGATGGTGAAGGAGATGGCTTTTCTTTAGCCTCAAAACGGACAACCACTTTTATGTCTGCGGGTATGACGCTGGTAGAAAGCTCTCCGGGGCGTGATATTACCGATACTAAATGGAGTCGTTTATCCCCTCACGAAGCCCCGCCCACAACGGGTATTTTATCGCTTTATAATCGGGGGGATCGCCGTCGCTGGTACTGGCAATGTCCACACTGCCACGAATATTTCCAGCCTATTTATGATGCGGTGAAGGGATATCGTGATAATCCTGATCCCGTGGAAGCAAGTGAATCTGCGTATGTGGAGTGTCAGCACTGTTTAGGTCGTATCGAACCCCATCAAAAACGGGAACTCAATAATAAAGGGGTGTGGTTGATTGAAGGGCAGTCCATTGATAAGAAAGGGAAGATCTCAGGCACAGGGCGTCGTTCGCGTATTGCCTCTTTTTGGATGGAAGGCCCAGCAGCTGCTTATCAAACGTTGTCTCAGTTAGTTTATAAGTTACTAACTGCAGAACAAGAATACGAATTAACCGGCAGTGAAGAAACCCTAAAAGCGGTCACCAATACAGACTGGGGCTTGCCTTATTTACCGCGCACAGCACAAGAACAACGCCGTAGTGATGAACTGATTAATCGTGTTGAAAGTTGGGAAGAATCAGTGGTACCAGAAGGCGTGCGGTTCTTGGTTGCCACAGTTGACGTGCAAGGTGGTAAAAAACGTCGCTTTGTGGCGCAAGTGGTCGGTTACGGTGAAAAAGGCGAACGCTGGGTGATTGACCGCTTTGAAATCACTCAATCCCTACGTTATGACAATAACGGTGAATGCCGTCGAATTGATCCGGGCTCTTACCCTGAGGATTGGCAGGTATTAATTACCGATGTATTAGAGAAAACCTACCCATTACAGCACTATCCTCATCATGAGATGGGGATCATGATGTTGGGGGTAGACTCCGGCGGTGAAGATGGCGTTACTGATAATGCCTATAAATTTTGGCGTCGCTGTCGAAAAGAGGGACTGCATCGTAAAGTCTATCTCTTTAAGGGTGACGGGCATAAACGCAGTAAGTTAATCACCAAGTCATTCCCCGATAACACCAGTCGTTCTGAACGGCGCGCCCAAGCCAAAGGGGATGTGCCTCTTTATTTACTGCAAATTGACCAACTTAAGGACCGGATCAGTTCTGCGTTATCGCGCGATACCGTAGGGCCTAACTATATCCATTTCCCTGATTGGTTGGATGAATCGTTCTATGACGAGTTGACGTATGAAGAGCGTGATGAAAAAGGTCATTGGGAAAAACCGGGTCGAGGCGCTAATGAGGCATTTGACCTAATGGTTTACGCCCATGCCTTGGTGATATTAAAGGGGTATGAAGGGATCAATTGGGAAAAACCGCCTAAATGGGCAAGGTTGCCTGATGTGACACTTTCCTCCTCCTCGCCAATTGCCTATATCGCCACAGAGCCTGAAATAAAACCCTCACCCGAAACCCCAAAACAGGAAACGCCTGCGGTATCAGCATGGGCACCGGTATCAAACAGCGGAGGCTGGATATGACGAAAGAAGAAATTGAACACATGATTGAGCAATACCGTTTAGCAGAAGAGGCGGTGTTGAAAGGTAAGTCCATCACCTTTAATGGACAAGCTATGACAATGGAAAATCTCAACGAGATCATAAAAGGTCGTGAGCGTTGGGAATCTCGTTTGTCGGCATTGATATCGAGAAAACGAGGCAATCCAATGTATAAACTTGCGAGGTTTAGATGACATTATTAGACAGCGCCATTGGTTATTTTGCCCCAAACTGGCAAGCCTCGCGTCTCCGCTCTCGCTTACAAATTAAAGCGTATGAAGCCGTTTTACCCACTCGTACTCATCCCGCTAAACGTGAAAATCGTAATGCAAACCAATTGACGCAATTTGGTGGTACTTCCTTACGCGAGCAAGCGCGATGGCTAGATAACAATCATGATATCTCTATCGGTATTCTCGATAAGATGGAAGAGCGTATTGTCGGGGCAAAAGGCATTATTGTTGAGCCTCAGCCTCTCGATGGTGCAGGGCAAATTCATGAAGATTTAGCCTCACAAACTCGTCAAGCCTGGGCGGAGTGGTCAGTACTACCCGAAGTGACCGGGCAATTTAGTCGCCCTGTATTAGAGCGTTTACTGGTCAGAACGTGGTTACGTGATGGCGAAGTGTTTGCTCAACTGGTCAAAGGTAAAGCCAAAGGGCTAGAGCCTCAAGCCAATATCTATTTTTGGCTCGAAGCCTTAGAGCCTGACTTTGTGCCGATCCACATGAATATGCCTGAAAGCAAGATTATTCAAGGCATTAAATTCAATGAGTGGGGGCGACCCACAGGGTATCAGGTATATAAAAATCTCCCTCAATTTAGTGCCAATTTAGGGGATATCAAAACCATTGATGCCGAAAATATGTTGCACCTGAAATTCACTCGTCGGCTCCATCAAGCGCGAGGTGTCAGTTTGTTTTCGGGGATCTTAATGCGTTTAAGTGCGTTAAAAGATTACGAAGATGCGGAATTAACCTCCGCACGTATTGCAGCTTCATTGGGCATGTACATCAAAAAAGGCGATGCCGGCTCTTTCCCTGAGGGTGACTATGACGAAGATGAGCAACGTAATATTGATATTCAGCCGGGCATGATTTACGACGGTTTAAAACCGGGTGAAGAAGTCGGCATGATCAAATCAGACCGACCCAACCCCAACCTACAATCGTTTCGCAATGGACAATTACGCGCGGTTTCTGCAGGCAGTCGGGGGAGTTATTCCAGTATCGCCCGTGACTATAACGGTACGTATAGCGCTCAGCGACAAGAGCTGGTGGAGTCATTTGAAGGTTATAACATTTTCCAAGATACCTTTGTGGCAGGCATCACACGTCCGATGTATCGCAATTGGTTAAAAATGGCGATAGCCAGTGGTGTGGTAACCGTTCCACCTGATGTTGACCCTAAATCCTTGTTTAATGCGGTTTACAGTGGCCCTGTAATGCCATGGATTGATCCGAAGAAAGAGTCTGAGGCTTGGAAAACCTTGTTACGTGGTGGTGCGTCAACAGAAAGTGACTGGATACGCGCCAAAGGGGGCAACCCTGCGGATGTGAAACGTCGTCGTAAAACCGAAATTGACGAAAATAAACGATTAGGACTGGTATTTGATACTGATCCTGCTAATGACAAAGGGGCACAAGATGCTAAACAACAAGAAATCGATGATGATGCCTAAAATGTCGGGGCCAGTAACTCAAAAAAGCTGGTTTCGCATGCAGGCTAAAGAAGACCAAACGGCGGATATCTATATTTATGATGAAATCGGTGGGTGGGGAATTAGCGCAAGACGCTTTACGGAAGATTTAATCTCGCTGGGTAATCTCAGTCATATCAATCTGCATATTCACTCCCCCGGTGGTGAAGTGTTTGATGGTATCGCCATTTATAACCAACTTAAAAACCACTCTGCAACAATTACGGTTTATATCGATGGTTTGGCCGCCTCAATGGCCTCAGTTATTGCGATGGTCGGGGATACGGTCATTATGCCGAAAAATGCCATGATGATGATCCACAAACCGTGGGGTGTCTCATGGGGAGATGCGAATGATATGCGTGAATATGCTGACTTACTCGACAAGTTAGAAAACGTATTAATCCCTGCTTATGTGGCGAAAACAGGGAAAACAACCGAAGAAATTACCGCCATGTTAGAGCAGGAAACATGGCTTGATGGTGACGAGTGTGTTGAACACGGTTTCGCCGATAAAGTGATTGAGCCAGTGAAAGCAATGGCAAGTCTTACATCTAAACGAATTGAGGAATTTTCATCTATGCCAAGTGCAATTAAAAATCAAATTACCCCCAAAAACACTACTAAACCTACGCAACAGCCTCAACCAAATTCTTCACCAGAGCCACAGCCTAGCGCCTCCTTTGCGGATGAGCAAACACGCTTAAATGGCATTAAAGATTTATTTGCCATGTTCGGTGGTCGTCATAATGAGCTAATGATCACGTGTTTAGCAGATGCGAACTGTTCTGTTGAAAAAGCGCGTGAGCAATTGCTCAATACGATTGCACAGCAACAAAATCCTGAGCCATCCAATAAAGATAATGCGCATATTTACGCAGGAAACGGCAATATCGTCGGTGACAGTGTGCGCGCCTCTGTGATGGCGCGTGCGGGTTATCAGGATTATGAAAAAGATAACGCCTATAACAGCATGACACTGCGTGAGTTAGCACGCGCATCACTGACGGAGCGTGGTGTTGGCGTGGCTACGTATAATCCGATGCAAATGATTGGTATGGCCTTTACGCACAGCACCTCTGATTTCGGTAATATCCTGCTGGATGTCGCGAATAAAGCGATTTTGCTTGGTTGGGAAGAAAATGACGAAACCTTTGGAAAATGGACGAAAAAAGGACAACTCAGTGACTTTAAAACTGCACATCGTGTTGGTTTAGGTGCGTTCCCTTCATTACGTAAAGTGCGTGAAGGCGCTGAGTATAAATACGTTACGTTGAACGATAAAGGCGAAACCATCGCGCTGGCAACTTACGGTGAATTATTCAGTATTAGCCGTCAAGCTATTATCAATGATGACATGAATATGTTGACGGATGTACCAAAGAAATTAGGTGAAGCAGCGAAAGCCACCATCGGTGATTTGGTGTATGCGGTGCTTGTCGACAATGAAAAAATGAGCGATAAAAAAGCGCTGTTTAGTGCCGATCATAAAAACATACTCACGGGCGGGATGGATGTAGAAACCATCAGTGCAGGTCGTACTGCTATGCGTCAACAGAAAGAAGGTGAACGTACACTCAATATTCGACCGGCATTTATGTTGGTACCGACCACACTGGAAACACAAGCAACCCAAGTGGTTAAATCGGGTAGTGTGAAAGGCGCAGATGTTAATGCCAATATCATTAACCCAGTGCGTGATTTAGCGGAAATTATCGCTGAACTTCGTTTAGATGATGCGAGTGAAAAAGATTGGTATATGGCATCACGCCAAGGTAGTGACACCATTGAGGTAGCGTACTTAAACGGAATTGATGTGCCGTATATTGACCAACTTGAAGGCTTTACTTCCGACGGTGTCACCACCAAGGTGCGTATTGATGCGGGTGTAGCGCCAGTTGATTATCGCGGTCTACTGAAAGTGACGGGTAAGTAAGACGTCTTTTTTCTTCGTTTTATCCTGATGCCCTGATGGGCTTTTTTTATATCTAAAATCCGGTGCTTCGGCATCGGAAGGAGTTTTTATGGCTAAAAATTATGTACAACAGGGTGGCACAATTGCAATTGTCAACAATACAAAAGAGATCATTAAAAGTGGTCAATTGGTACACGTTGGTGCGGTTGCTTGTGTTGCGATCACGGATATTCAACCTAACGAAACCGGTGATGGTTTTGCAGAAGGTGTTTTCTTACTGAACAAGAAAACGGGAATTGCCTTAAAAGCGGGGGGAGTGGCCTCTGTTAAAGACAATATCGTGGTGGATACCGGTGGTACACCTGCCGGTGTTGTTTGGGATGATGCGGATGCATCGAGTGAAAATGTTACGGTTAAACTCAATGTCTTTGTGCCATCAGCGGGTACCCCTCAAGGTTAAGGCAACATAGATGAATCCATTTGAACACCTAATAAAAAGAATGGATAACGCGACCACTGAGCGGATGGGGATCCCCATCCGTATTAATGGTGTTATTTATCAAGCACTCGAATCTCACTTTATCCCTGAACTGGGGCCGATGAGTGGTGATGGGGTGAGCTATGTTGTTTTTTCTTCAACATATCACCCTAAGCGCAGTGACGCCGTAGAAATTGAGGGGGAAGCCTATCAAGTCACTCGACACCAAAAGTTTAATGGGAAACCACATATTTGGATCAAATAGGTGGGTGATATGAAAGGGTTAGCGCAAGCCATTAAAAACCTGAATAGCATTAATGATGAAATGGTCCCGAAAGCAACCGCAATGGCGATTAACCGTGTTGCTCGCCGTGTCATTAGCCATAGTGTTAAACGGGTTTCATCTGAAACCAAAGTACCTCAACGCCTGATCCGTCAACGTGTTCGACTTAGTCGAGCGAGTAGCCGTTATAAAACGCCTCGCGCTCGATTAGTGATAAATCGGGGTAATTTGCCGGCCATTGCCCTAGGTAATGCGCGCGTTCAGCTATCAAGAAAACGAGGTAATCAGAAAGGCGCTGGAAGTGTTTTGAAGGTGGGGAGATTTTCTTTTCCTCATGCTTTTATTCAACAGCTTGATAATGGCCGTTGGCATATTCTTCAGCGAGTTGGTCAAAGCCGTTATCCCATCGAGGTGGTGAAAATTCCGTTCGTCACACCGCTAACAACAGCTTACACCGAAGAGTCAGAGAAATTGCTTCAATCTGATATGCCCAAAGAAATGGCGTCGGCCTTAAAGCAACAGTTACGGCTTTATATAAAAGGGAGGGTTTGGTGATCAAACATACACAGATCCGACATGCAATTAAAGAGGCGATTGAGCCTCATGCCAATGGGGTGACAGTCTTTGATGGTCGCCCTTTTTTTGTGGATGAAAACGACTTTCCAGCCATTGCGGTGTACATCACCGATGCTATTTCAACAGGTGAAAATCTCGATGAAGATAGTTGGCAAGCAATTGTTCACATAGAAGTTTTTCTCAGTGCGAATAACCCTGATGCTGAGTTAGATAAATGGGTTGAAGCCGTGATTTATCCTGCGCTGACCTCCATTCCCGCACTGTCCGAGCTTATCGAGAATATGACCCCTAACGGCTACGACTACCATCGTGATGAAGAAATGGGGTTGTGGGGGGCGGTCGATCTCCATTATCAAATTAATTATTCAATGTAAAAGGAATCATTATGCCTACACCAAACCCATTGGCACCCGTAAAGGGTGCTGGTACCACGCTTTGGATTTATAGCGGTACCGAAGACCCATTAAAAGATCCGTTTACTGATACGGATTGGACACGACTGGCGAAAATTAAAGAGCTACAGCCGGGTGAAATTACCGCAGACAGTTATGACGATACCTATCTTGATGACGAAGATGCGGACTGGAAAGCCACTGCTCAGGGGGAAAAATCAGCGGGTGAGGCCAACATCACGCTGGCATGGAAACCGGGTGAACAAGGTCAAAAAGATCTGGTTGATTGGTTCCAACTAGGGGATGTTCGTCACTACCGCATTCGTTACCCCAATGGGGCCGTCGATATTTATCGAGGTTGGGTTAGTTCGCTTGGAAAAACGGTACCTGCGAAAGAAGTGATCACTCGTACCATTAAGATCACCAACAGTGGCCGTCCTGCGCTTGCAGAAGAAATAAAATCAGCGTCAGAGCAAGGAAAAAGTGCGCCCGTTATTAAAAAAGACACTGAATAAAAGGTAATAATATGTTTTTAAAGAAAAAAGAATTTACTTATAGTGATAACACTATTGAGTTGTTTGAGTTATCAGCATTACAGCGTATTGAATACTTTGATTTTTTGGTCGAACAATCTCAAAAAAACGAAGATGTTGAAAAGGCTGAAGGCATAAAAAAAAACAGCACTCATTATTCGTGCAAACACAGAATCGAATGCCTGGTTAGTGTCTCGATCATTAGCACACGGTGAAACGCGTGATATTGAGCAGGTTTATCATGAAGTGCTTTCGCAGTGGCCACCAGAGGCGCTTGGAAAAGCAGCAAAAGAAGTCCTAGTCATTAGCGGGATGGCTCAAACTGAAAACACGGAAAGCGAAAACCATCAAGGTGATGTTCAGGCAGAGCCACTGGAAAAGTAGTTGCCCGTGAACATCAATTTATTCTGCGCCTATCACATGAATTTAAACGTGCTGATTGGCGCAGAATGCTCAGTGAGATGACAGCGACCGAGCTCGCTGATTGGTTACACTTCTTTAATGAAACTCCCTTCACCATTCAATTTATCGATCATGCTTTTTCTGGTCTTAATTTCACGGTTGCCAGTGTTTTTGGTGGTGGTAAAGACTTATCACCAGAGGATTTTAGTGTGTTGTTACGTAAACCTGCTGTTGATATGGACGATGAAATCATGATGGCGGTAAGTGAAGGGATAGCGGGCGGAATACGATATGAGCCAACAAATAGCGGATCTAACGATTAATTTAGGGGCTGAAACAGCCGATTTTAAAGAGCAAATGGGGCGAGTTGAACGTCAGCTCCAAGAAACCGCAGAAAAAGCCGAAGCCAGTCAACGACGTATGGCTCAACTGGTTGAACAACAAGCGCAAACTGCTCGCAGTTCAGCAGAGAGTACTGCGCAGTCTCTTCAAGAACTTAACAATCAACAAGAAATTTCTCAACAACAACGGGCTGATTATTATCAGCGGATCGCACAGGAAGAGGCGCGCTCAGCTATTGAATCACGCAAACAAGCTGATGCTTTTTTAGAGCAAGCTCAAAGTGTTGGGCAAACGAGAGATGCACTTGAACAACTCACAGAGGTTTTAAATAAATCAACAAAGGCTTATAACAAGCTAAAAATTACAGGTGAGCAGTTCGCTGAAATTCAGAATGTCACTAAATCAAGAATAAAGGCGATACAAGATCAACAAGATGCAAATACTGAAAAATATTTTAAGCAGATTGAAGCAGTTAAAGGACTTTCTGGAGGAACGTCGGCATTAAGAACCATTCAAGCTCAGCTTAATCAAGAGGTAAAAAAGGGCACTATCCATCAACAAGACTATCGGACACTGATTTCTGCCATTACCTCAGAGTCAATGAAGTTGCGCCGAGAAGAAGAGTCTCTAACGCAACAAAAAACGCGATTTATTCAGCGACTAAAAGAGCAAATTGCTACTCAAAACTTAAGTCGTGAACAGATGTTGCGTTATCAAGCCTCTCAACTTGGTGTCAGTTCTTCTGCAGAAATTTATATTCGTCGATTATCTGAATCGAGCAAAGAAACCAAAGAGTTTGATAAAAACAGCAAGTCATTAGCTGGTCGTCTTCAGGGTATTGCCAACTCATTTAATATGGGCTCATTGGTTCGTGGTGGTATCTGGGGAGGAATTACGGCAGGTTTAACAGGCGTTGCAAAGCTAGCCTATGATGCAGAAAGAGAATTTTCTCAGTTTAATAAACAACTGATTTTAACCGGTAACTACGCCAATAAATCAGCGAGCCAATTAAACGAAATGGCGCGAACCCTAGCGGGTGGCGGAATTACGCGTGGTGAAATGGCATTATCCATTTCAAGTGTCGTCGGGACTGGCGTATTTTCGAATAATGAGATTTCTCGTGTTTCAAAAGCGGCCGCACAGATGAATTACATCACAGGCCAGGCGATTGATACCACTATTGATCAGTTTAAACGTCTGCAAGATGAACCGCTTCAAATGTCGCTTGAATTAGAAAAAGCGAATCATCACCTCACTGCATCCCAATTAGAACAAATTCGAACACTCGAATTGCAAGGTAATAAAACCGAAGCAGCTAAGCTGGCGATTGATGCTTATGCACAATCTATTAATGACGGTGCTAATGATATATCTGATAGCCTAGGTTTTCTTGAATCAGCATGGATTAATATTCAACGGGAGGCAAAAAAAGCTTGGGACGCAATGCTTGATATAGGAAGAGATAAAGGGGTTACAGAGAAACTAACCACTTATAAAGAACAACTATATCAACTGCAACTTCACGGAATGGAAAATAGCTATGAAGGGAGAGAATTACAAAAAGTAATTAAAGAGCTGGAAAATAAGAAATACGAACAAGATCTTAAAAATGCACAGGCTCAAGCGGTTAAAGATAGTGAACAATTCAAGGTTAATCAGATTAGAAACCAAGAAAAATGGAAAAGCTATTTCAGTTGGGAGACTCAGAGGTTACAAAAACTAGCAGAATTAGAACAGGATAAGCATAGCCTAACTCAAAAACAGTACGAAGAAGCAAAAGCGATGATTAATTTTCGTTTAAGAGATCGCCAGATGCCGGGGACTGGGAAAGGTAAAGGATATGTGGTACCCACAGGTAATCGAGAAGAAGAAAAAGCTTCTCGTGATTTACTTGCATTGCAAGCCCAGTTAGAAATGCTTAAAAAGCATCAAAGTGCTAATGATGTTATTAGCCAACAACGCAAGGATTTTCAAAAAGAGCAGGCACAATTTGCAATTTTAGAACAAGCGCAATTGACACGCCGATTAACTAACGCCGAAAAATCTTTATTATCAAATAAAGAAAATATTCTGGCTCAAAAGGAGAAACTCGCATTAGTGGGTGATGAAGTCGCCTTACAAGAGCGCTTAAATAAGATGCAAGATCAGGCTGATAAATTCATTGTTCAACAATCGGAAAAACGTAAAGCGATTGAAGAAAGTATGGGCAAGTCAGCAAGAGAGCAACAACGTTACTTAGAACGCGCTCAACTTCTTGCGGGACAAAAAGAGAACCCACAGCTAAATAATATGTTAGCTGAGCAACAAAAAACCTATGAAGTTGAAGATCAAAAACGGGCTGATTGGTTAGCGGGAGCCCAAACGGCATGGGGTAATTATAAAGATACGGCTCTTGATGTTAATACTCAAATACAAAATGCTACCTCTATGGCGCTTAATGGATTTAGTAGCCAGTTAACCAACGTATTATTTGAAGGTGAAGCCAATTTCAAAGACTTTACGAAATCGATTCTTAAGATGCTAACGGATATTTTAATTAAAATGTCATTAGTTAAAGGAATAGAGGCGATGGGCTTTGGTTTTGGCGCTCCAGTCGCGAATGCTAACGGTGGTGTTTACAACTCAGCCAGCCTAAGTGCTTACAGTGGACAGATTGTTCATAAACCTACCATGTTTGCGTTTGCAAAAGGTGCAGGCTTGATGGGAGAGGCTGGGCCAGAAGGCATTTTCCCTTTGCGCCGTGGTGCTGATGGGAAGCTGGGTGTTATTGCAAAAATACCCAATCAGGGAGGAGGCGTTACCCAGCATTATCACATTACTATACAAAATGATGGTAGTAATGGTCAGATAGGGCCTGAAGCATTGAAAAAAGTTTATGAAATTAGTAAGCGAGGTGCTCAGGACTATATCATGAGCCAACGTCGTGATGGTGGAGCTATGTAGATGGAAACATTTAAGTGGAAAGTCAAACCCGATATGAAAAAGGAGTTTGAGCCTCGAGTAAAATCAGTAAAATTTAGCGACGGCTATGAACAGCGTCGCCCTGATGGTATTAATAGTAATTTAAAAAAATACAATGTAACGCTTATCTATATAAATAGTGAAAGCTTACAAATAGAATCATTTTTAGAAAAACATGCTGGCGTTACTGCATTTTTATGGAAGCCTCCTCATCAATCAGAATTAATTAAGGTACTATGTCGAAAATGGTCATCTTCTGCTGGAATGATTAGAACTGAAATAACGGCTGAGTTCGAACAAGTTGTATCTTAAATATTATTAATTGAGGACATATGAAAAAACTTATATTGATAGTTTTATTATTTCCATTTTTTATACAAGCTGAAGTTTCAGAAAAAGATTTTATTATTGATACGATTAATATAGCTTGTGCGGAACATAAAGATCCTGAGTTTTGCCGTTGGCAGGTAGAAAATATAAGTGCTATATCAAGTATAAACACATTAACTTATTACAGATGTAAGCTTGATAATAAAAAAGACAAAGAGTGTCTAAATGCAGTAGAGATGTTTGATTATATACAAGGAAAGTATGATAAAAATATGAACGATATGAAGAAATAATAATATTAACTTAAAGTGTCCAACTTTATGGGGTCACTTCACTTCATTCGGCGGGTTTTTTATTTGGAGCTAATATGCAACATATTCCTCCTGAAATGCGAATTAGTATTACCGAACTCTCCTCCACTGATGTCTTACTTGAACTTTACGAATTTGATTTAACCAAAATAGGTGGTATTCGGTACCGCTTTTTTGATGGACTCAATCAACGTAAACAGCCGTTAATCTGGCAAGGAAACACCTATGAGCCTTACCCCGTGAAAGGTGAAGGCTTTTCTTTTAATGGCAAAGGCCCCTCAGGGCGACCCACTATTACATTGTCGAATTTATTTGGATTGATTACAGGGATTGCCAGTCAATTAGATAGTGCAATCGGTGGGCTGGTGGTACGACGCATTGTCAGCACTCAATTTTTAGATGCAGTAAATTTTCCTCAAGGCAATCCTAATGCCGATCCGTCACAAGAAATTGTGACACGTTGGATCATTGAGCAGATGACCAGTTTAAATTCAGTAACAGCTACCTTTATGTTAGCCACACCGAGTGAGACTGACGGATTAATGCTGCCTGGGCGTGCTATTTTGTCTGATATCTGTAATTTTTGTTATCGCTCAGAAGAGTGTGGTTACAAAGGCCCCCCTGTTGCTGACGAATGGGGAAAGCCAACCACTGATCCACTAAAAGACAAATGTGGCAAACGTCTTAGTGACTGTAAGTTACGAAAAAACGAATCACGTATAGGCGCGTTTGTTTCCACTTCCCGTATTGGTAATAATTAACTCCCTCCTAAGGTGTTTCTTATGATAGAGCAAGCAATTTTGGCGCATGCGAAAGAGCAAGCGCCATCGGAGGCGTGTGGCTTATTGGTAAGTACCGCACAGGGTGAACAGTATTTACCTTGTGTTAATCAGCACACTGATCCGAAAAACTATTTCACGATTTCTTTTGATGATTTTATTCGAGCCGAACAGCAGGGCGAGGTGATAGCCGTTGTACACAGTCACCCTGATGGTCAACCTTATCTCAGCACCTTAGATCGACAACTGCAGGTGAACAGTGCGTTGCCGTGGTGGGTGGTTTGTAATGAAAAAATTCATTGTTATCAGCCAGTATCTCATCTATTAGGTCGCCATTTTATTCATGGCTCAACCGACTGTTATGGGTTGTTTCGTGATGCTTATCATTTGGCAGGACATGATCTGCCTGATTTTGAGCGACATGATAATTGGTGGCGCCAAGGTAAAGAACTGTACCTAGATAATATGATAAGCAGTGGTTTTCGGCAGGTAAAAAAAGAAGTGCAACCCGGCGATATTATTTTGTGTTGCTATGCCAGCTCTCGTGCCAACCACGCGGGGATTTATTTAGGCAATCAAACGATTTTACATCACATTCCAAACCAACTTAGCAAACGTGAGGAGTATAACGAACGATGGCAACGAATGGCGCACTCAATTTGGCGTTACCGCGATTGGCAACCTTCCGACTTTACGGGGATTTGCAACGATTTGGACGTCGCTTTGATTTAAATGTGAATACTGCTTCTGAAGGTCTTCACGCGCTTTTTATTCAACTTCCAGCATTACGCTTAGCTATTCGTGATGGTTGGTATCAAGTGCGCATTGCAGGTACTGATATTTCCCCACAAGATATTAACCAAAGATTCAATGAAATCTTACCTGATAATTCAGTAGTTCATATTGTGCCGAAATTATCAGGGGCTAAAAATGTCGGTGTTTTTCAATTTATTGCAGGTGCTGCTTTATTTTCATTGGGATGGTGGGGGCCAGCGTGGATCTCCGCAACAGTAGCGACTTCTTTGATGGCGGGCGGTGCAGCTATGATGATTGGTGGTGTCGCTCAAATGCTGATCCCGTCTCCAAAACCTCCCAATCTATCTCGTGGTGATGAAGAAAAAGGCAATACTTATTTTAGCAATCTTGATAATGCCGTTGCACAAGGAATGCCGGTGCCCATTGCCTACGGCGAAATTATGTGTGGTTCACGCGTCATTTCACAATCTGTTGAAATTATGGATGACAGTGACGGTGAAAATATCGATGCCGGCAAACATGGTGGTTAAGAGGAGTTCGTATCATGGGTAAAGGTGGTGGCGGTCAAAGAACACCGTATGAGGCACCAAACGATTTAACATCACGTCAAAAAGCGTCATTAATTGATTTAATCAGTGAGGGGCCGATTGAAGGCCCTATTCATATTCAAGGCTCGATGGATGATTTAGGGTGCATTTATTTGGATGATACGCCGGTGATAGATGGATCTGGCAATAGCACGATTAATGGAATGTATGCACAATGGCGGGCGGGTACCTTAGAGCAACCGGCAATGAGTGGTTTTACCGCGTCTGCGAATGAAGTGCAGGTGGGGATTGAGGTTAAATATAATTCCCCTGTCACTCGCACTATCACCTCGCCCAATATTGACCGTTTACGCCTAACCTTTGGTACGCAAGCACTGGTTGAAACTAAAGATAATGGTGATCGCGTACCTACATCTGTTCAATTACAGATCCAAATCCAGCGCAATGGGGTATGGATAACAGAGAAAATCGTCACGATTAAGGGTAAACGCTCTAACTCTCCGTACTTGATGGCGGTTATTTTAGATGATTTGCCCCCAGTTCCGTTCAGTGTGTGCATGATCCGTATCACTCAAGACAGCACTTCTGACAAAATTCAAAATAATACCGTTTGGTCGAGTTATTCTGAGTTAGTGGATATTTCACAAACCTATCCGGGTTCTGCTGTTGCAGGATTAATGTTTGATAGTGAGCAGTTTGGCAATAAATTTCCGCGCCGTAATTATTTAATTAAAGGGCGTATTATTCAGGTACCGAGTAATTATGATCCAGATAAACGAATTTATTCCGGGATTTGGGACGGTACCTTTAAACCGGCATTTACCAATAATCCAGCATGGGTATTATGGGATTTGTTAACTCATCCTCGTTATGGCATGGGGAAACGCCTCAATATTAGTGAGGTTGATAAATTCGCCTTATATGCGATAGGACGTTATTGTGATGAACAGGTTGATGATGGTTTTGGAGGAAAAGAGCCACGTATAACCTGTAATGCTTACATTACGGATATGCGTAAAGCCTATGATGTGATGGCAGATATGTGTGCCATGATGCGCATTATGCCAGTCTGGAACGGACGAACATTAACCTTTATTCAAGACAGACCGTCTGATGTAGTATGGCCTTATACTAATGCCAACGTAATTGATGGCAACTTCCAATACAGCTTTAGCGCATTAAAATCGCGTCACACCGCCGTCGAAGTTCGTTTTATTGATCCAAACAATGGTTGGAAAACCAGTGTTGAGCTAGTTGAAGATGATGCTAGCATAGCGCGCTTTGGACGCAATGTGATGCGCGTCGATGCATTTGGTTGTACTAGCAGAGGTCAGGCTCATCGTCATGGTCTTTGGTTGTTAACTACTGAGAAATTAGAAACTCAAACGGTTGAATTTAATATCGGTAGTGAGGGGCTACGTCATATGCCGGGTGATATTATCGAAATTGCTGATAATTATTACGCGGATAATCAAATTGGTGGACGTCTAACACATATTGATTATGCCTCTCAAACATTAACCTTAGATCGCAATATCGACACACCCAAAAGTGGTAAATCAAGCGTCACACTCCTCAATGCACAAGGTGATCCGCAATCTTATGAAGTGGTGAGCTATCCCGCATCTAATCAAATAAAGCTGGATATTTTACCGTTAGGGTTACAAGAAGGAGGAATTTGGACATTAACACTTCCATCTTTACGTCGGCGATTATTTCGTGCTATTAGCTTGTCTGATAATGGTGATGGTAGTTTTACGGTTATCGCTGTGCAACACGCGCCAGAAAAAGAGGCTGTTGTTGATAAAGGGGCTAAATTTGAGCCAAAACCTGATACGCCACTGGGTGGATTTATTCCACCGGTTGAAAACCTTTCTGTGGATATCGAATCAGATACAAGTGCATGGCAAGTAGAAGCCAGTTGGAATACACCTTATTCCAGTCGAGGGGTAGATTTTTTATTAAAACTAACCACTGGTGATCGCATTGTCGGCACCGCCTCAACCACGGATACGATATATCGTTTTGGTGGTTTACCTCAGGGGAATTATGTTTTATCCGTCCTGCCTCAAAATGATCGGAAACAAAAAGGCAAGGTGGCCACAACTTCATTTGCGATTAATCCACCATTACCACCCAGTTATATTGAGGTTGAGTCGGGCTATTTTAGTTTAGGGATTATTCCGCGATCTGGTGGTCAAAATAGCTTACGAGCACAGTATGAGTTTTGGTTTTCAGAAAAACAGATCACGGATATTCGTGATGTGGAAAATCGTGCTGAGTATTTAGGTATTAGCTCTATGTGGGTTATACAAGGACGTAACCTAAAGGCAGGACATACCTATTATATTTATGTTCGCAGTATAAACGCTGTAGGGTATTCAGAATTTGTGGAAGGAATAGGGCAACCAGAAAGCCACACTAGCGAAATACTAGATAATTTAGATAAAGAATTACAGGAAACGCAAGCATGGCAGAAGCTTAATGAAAAAGTTGAATGGAATGAAAATACAATAAAAAGGATAGGTTATAATGAATATAATTTATCTCAAAAGTTTGAAAAATACAGTAAACAGACAGAGAAAACGATTAATGAGATCCGAACTCAGATAGAAAATACGGAAGCTGATATTATTACTCAAAAGGAAGCAATTTCTTCTATCAAACAAGCTCAATCAAGTTATCAACAACAAGCCCAAGCTAAAATTAATCAGCAGTCAGGTATTATCAATCAAAAGATGAATGCACAATTTACACAATCAGGAGGATATGCTCGGCATTCAATAAATATTACTATCGTCCATAATGGAATTAGATATAATGCAGCTGGTTTTATTGTTAGTGCCGAAATCAAAAATAAAAAAATAAACTCTTATATTGGATTTAATGCCAATAACTTTGCATTTTATAATCCCAAAAATAACCGAATGGAACTGTTTATGTCTGCTAAAAACGGACAATTTTTTATTCGAGAAGCATTAATTGATAAAGCTATGATCAGAAAACTCGCGTTATCAGAGGCTATTACTTCCAATAACTATTCTCCCGAAAAGTCAGGTTTTATTCTTGATGTGAAAAATAACAAATTAGAAATATATGGTGGTAATGGAGGAACAACATTAACCAATCAAAATTTATATGTAAAAGACGAAACTGGGTATAATGTTGTTATTATTGGTGATATCACAAATGAGCGATAATTATGGTATGGTAATCAAATCTAAAAAATATGGAATTAATTTATTAAATACATCCGATAGAGTCGGCCGAATTGTTGGTTGGCATGATATTACTCCTATACCACTTATGACTAAAAAAACCTTTAGTTATGACTATTCTGATCTAAATAAATATGGAGAAGTATTTGCTTGGTTTGGGACTTCCTTTATGAGAGGGTTAG